TATAACTTATGATGGTTGGGGTGACAACACTGCATTCAAGTACTCGTGTTTCAAAGGCATCGAACGACATTCAGTTGAACCTATGAAGCACAACTTCTCGATGGTCTACACTGCTATGGCGCACTCTCTCAAGATATTACATGGAACTATGGACCTTGATCTTCCTGGTAAACTAATGGGATTGTCTTCATACGGTGAAGTGAATCGCACGTGGACAGAGATAATGAAAACTGCTATCAAATCAGACTGGTGGAAAGAGAAAGGAGATGACTCTTGGAATGACTCAGAAAATCCATTACTTATAATGAGACAACAGATCCATCCTTGCATTCAGACAAATGATTATAACATAAAACTAGAGAACACTAAAGCATTCATGCTTGCTAGGTCTGCGCAGGTAGCATTCGAAGAATGTATCGTTGAAACTATTAAAGAAGAGTTTCTTGATAAGATTGAAGCGCACGATAACAATCTGATAATATCTGGCGGTAGTGCATTAAATGTTCTTGCTAACGAAGCAATCAAACGTGCATTTCCTGATGTCAACATATACATCCCACCAAACTGTCATGATGGCGGTCTAAGTTTTGGTATGTTATACGAACATCTAAAGACTACTAAGAAATACGATGTCACACAATCTGGTCCAAGAATATTCGATTACAAATATATGGATCCGATGATTAAACTATACGGCGCAAAGAAAGTCAGTATTAATGATATCGCCGACTTACTTAAAGAGCAGAAGATAATAGGGATGGTGATTGGCAACATGGAAGTAGGACCGAGAGCATTGGGCAATCGCTCTATACTATGTGACGCATCTAATCCTAAGATGAAAGACACCCTCAATTGTCGGGTTAAGTTCCGAGAGTGGTTCAGACCATTCGCTCCTATATGCAGAAAGGAAGATGCACCCAAGTATTTCTACTCACCAAACTTTGATAACATGGAATGTATGCAATTTGTCGCGGATGTGTTGCCAGAGCATCAAACTAAACTATTCTCTATAACACACTACGACAATACTGCCAGACTGCAGGTGGTGACGGAGGAGAGCAATGCCGCAATCTACGACATACTGACAGCGTTCGATGGAGTACTAATAAACACTTCCTTGAATGTTCAAGGTAAACCTATTCTAAATACCTTTGATGAAGCATTTCATGTCTTACAAAAGACTGGTCTAGACCATATAGTGGTAGAGTATGAAAATGATTATTGGTTATTCTAAGGAATTATAACAGATGTGGAATATGAACGAAAGTGCATTCGAACCCAGCGAAGAGTTTTTAAAAGACTATGTTGGATTTGTGTATCGTATCACTGAGATAGATACAGGTAAGATGTATATAGGAAAGAAGTTCTTCTGGAAACCCAAGACACTACCCAAGAACTCTGTACGTAAAAGAAAGATAAAAATGAAAGTACCTTCGGACTGGCAGAAGTATTATGGTTCGAGTGAACATCTATTAGAGTCAATCAAGAGAACTGGCGTTGATAACTATCACCGTGAAGTTCTAAAGTTATGCACAACTAAAGGCGAATGCTCCTACTATGAAGCAAAGTTACAATTTGAACACGATGTTCTACTTGACGATAGATACTACAATGCGTTTATCGGTTGCAAAATACACGCAAAGCATTTGCCCAAACCCGCTATCGAAACACGAAAAGCAGAACCTTGGTTCAATAGACCTTAAACTATGAGAAATCTAATCGCCGCTAATTGGGGTCATGACGCCGCACTATGTTTCTGGAATGATGTTGCGAAAACATTTCATACTATTGAGATAGAAAAACTTGTAGGTATAAAACACTACAGAGGTCACGCACGTAAGGATGAAGAACTAGAGATTCTTAAAAGGTGTGCTAAGATAGCAGAAGAAGAGTTTGGCATACCCAACGACTATCACTGCATCATTCGTGGCAATCTATTGAACGATATCAAGAAAGAACAGATTGAAACTGGCACTGGTCGTTTGACAGATAATAAAGTTTCTGATGATATGATGCTCGATGTTGATAACATTAATGCTGTATTTAATACTAAGAATATTGATATCACATATCGACACCATGAAGCACACGCATGGAATGGATTTGCTCCTTCGGGATTTGACAAAGCAGTCATACTTACTATGGATGGTGGTGGTAACGATGGGTTCACTCATTTGTTCACTGCTGAAAATCCTAATAAACCTCTGACAAGTCATACACGAATACATGGAGTTCAAGCGCATGGCAGAAACTATACTCAGGCGTGTCTATGGTCGTTATACAGTATAATGCAAAGCACCGACTGTTCGTTAGATGTTGCGGGTAAAGCAATGGGAGCATCGTCATATGGAAACACTGAAAGCGATCCCTATTCGACTGCAACAAAACTGTTTTTGAGAAGTGAGACCGCTTGGAGTAACTTTAGTCCTGGCAGAATGCTGTACGAGAAACATTACAACCAAACTTTGAAAGACGGTACTAACAGCAAGATTAAGTTTATCGAAGCGTTTAGTACTTCGCCCGAAATGTACAATCCCTATAAACTATTTGTTGATGAGATTGATTGGCAAACAGAATGTGATATGGCAAGAGGCATTCAAGATGCGTTTGTTGAAGATGCTATAAAATGGTTCGAAGGGATTATAAAGACTAAGAATGTAAACCTAGATGACTACGACAGAAATGTGGTGTTCTCTGGTGGCAGTGCGTTAAATGTACTGTTCAATGATATACTACAGCGAAAGTTTAATATCAATCTATTCATACCGCCTAATCCAGCAGATCAAGGAATTCCCTACGGTATGCTCGTGCAATGGATGGTCGATCATGCTACACAATACTCGCGTGAAGAAACTACGTACTCTGGTCAAAAGATACAAGACTTAGATGAACTGTCGCAATATATAGATTTATATGCTGGCAAAAAGGCAACAGTCTCAGAGATAGCAAGTATTCTGAAAGATGATAAGATTGTTGGACTCGTGCAGGGTGGCATGGAAGTAGGTGCAAGAGCATTGGGCAATAGGTCAATACTTGCTGATCCAAAGGGCGCAGATAAGAAAGACAAAGTTAATGTAGTGAAGAGACGCGAAGCATACCGTCCGTTCGCACCAGTATGTAGATTAGAAGATGTAGAGACTTACTTCGACTCAGTTCGTTATGACAATCTATCTTATATGAATTTTGCGATAAAGACTCGTGAGGAACATATAGATAAGTTAAGAGCAGTTACTCATGTTGATGGGACAGCAAGAGTACAGACAGTTACTAAAGAACAGAATACAATACTACATGATTTATTAAGTGAATTTGATGGTGTATTATTGAACACTTCTTTCAATGTGAAAGGATCTCCAATACTAAATACACTTAAGGAAGCGTTCTATATGCTTGACGAAACAACCCTAGACCATCTAGTTGTAGTAGATGATCATCAATCAATATGGATTTTTTAATGTTAAAATTTCAGCAGTACATAAACGAACAAGCAGAACTGGACCTAATCAACGAAGGCGTAAATGATCCTGCAATCTTTAAAGCAGTGTTTCTTGCTGGTGGTCCTGGTAGTGGCAAGTCGTTCATTGTAGGTAAAACTGGACTGGGTAGTTTTGGATTTCGTGTAGTCAACTCTGATGATGCATTTGAAAACGCTATGAAGAAAGCAGGCATGGAGATGAATCCAGATAACATCTTCTCTGTTCAAGGACAAGAACTACGTGGTAAAGCAACTAAGTTGACTGCCGCTAAACAAGAGATGTATCTTAAAGGTCGTCTCGGTATTGTTATCGACGGAACTGGTAAAGACTCTGCTAAGATTAAACAGCAACGTGCGAAACTAGAAAAGATGGGATACGACACTTCAATCATTGTAGTGAACACCAACTTAGACACCGCTGTTAATCGTGACGCACAACGCAAACGCTCTATTGGCAAGAAGATGCTAACCCCGATGTGGCAAGCAGTGCAAGATAATATCGGAACATACCAACAGATGTTTGGTCAAGAGAATACATTCATTGTTGATAACAGCGAAGGCAAAGACTTCAATAAAGAAACTATGGCGGCATACAAGGGAATTGGTGCATGGTCTAAGAAACCAGTTAAAGATTCTCGTGCTAAGAAGTGGATTAAATCTGAGTTAAAAAATAAGACTAGATAATAGTGAGAAATAGGTTGACAGGCGTATTGTGATCGTGTATAATGCACTTAGTACGTTTTTAATTGAATAAGATGATAGGTTGTTAGTAATATGAGTTATGGAAGAAAGAAAGAAGTATATCAAATACTTAAACTAGTCGAATCAGCAAAGTCTCGTAAAGACAAGATCCAAGTCATACGTGATAATAATATAATGGCACTACGAGATGTACTTCAAGGTACATTCGATCCCGCTATCAAATTCAAACTGCCAGAAGGCGCACCTCCGTTTACTGCAAATGAAGAAAACACTGCACCGTCATCATTACTAAGGCATCATAGATTCTTTAAGTATTTTGTTGCGGGAGTTGGTGAGTGTGAAAAACTCTCAAACCTCAGGCGTGAAAAAATGTTCATTGAAGTACTCGAAGCGATTCACCCACAAGATGCCGAAATTGTAATCAAAATGGTTGCAAAGAAAACCCCCTTGAAAGGATTGACTAAGAAATTGGTACAGGAGGCATTGCCTGATTTGATCCGATAATTTGTCATGTTGAAGTTTAATTAACTAACCCCCTTACGGAGTACGCCTATGGTAGAAAGAAATCAGATAGCAAGGTTAAGAAAAGATTCTCAAGAACTTGGACACTATATCCACAAATTGAATAAGAAAGGAAATGCAGATAAAGCGTATAAAATCGCCAAACGGCAATCTTTCCTCAATCAGGTAATAGAGCAATTCGAGACTTCAATAGCAAAATAAGGGGGTGATCCTATCTCTTTGAAGTGATTACAGTTGCTTCATCGTATGTTTTGGGATAGCGTCTCAAGGATGAGACATATCTTTTTTATACATAACGTAAACTATAAGAAACAATGTACAGGATAAGAAACAAATAATGCCCATATACACAATGAAAAATATTAATACTGGCGAAACAGAAGATATGTTTATGTCTATAGCAAACATGGAGAAATTCGTGGCAGAAGGTACTCACACACAAGTTATTACGGGTGCACCTGCTTTGGTAAGTCATACAGGTAACATCATCAATAAGACATCTAGTGATTGGAAAGAACATCTTGTTCGAACTCAAAAAGCGGCAGGCACTCACATTCCTAATACTATAAAAGTATAATATGAAATCAAAACAAACTAAAGGTCAGTTCATTACAGCGACAGCAGTGCCACGCAGACCCAAGACACTTCGTCTATGCGACTTGATGACTATCGATCCTCTTACAGATAAGCAGAGAGATACGTTTGAAGCATATAAGTCTGGTGATCATCTAGCACTCGTAGGAACAGCAGGAACAGGTAAGACATTTCTTGCTCTATATCTTGCGTTCGAAGAGATGATGAACAAGTCCACAATGTTCGAATCTGTTAGAATCGTTCGCTCAGTTGTGCCTACAAGAGATGTTGGTTTCTTGCCAGGAACACTAGAAGAGAAACTTGATGCGTTCACAGGACCTTATCGCTCTGCTTGTGCTGAGTTGTTCGGAGACGGTGAAGCGTATGATAAACTGATTGAGAGTAATCAACTCACATTTGAATCAACATCATTCATTCGTGGTGTTACATACGACAACTCTATTGTTATTGTAGATGAGATGCAGAACTTAAACTTCCACGAGTTAGATTCTATCATCACACGTATCGGACAAAACAGTAAGATTATATTTGCGGGTGATTATCTGCAATCAGATTTCAAGAATAAGAATGAAAAAGAAGGGGTTAATAAATTCCTAAGTATACTTGAGAACATGAAACATTTCAGCATAGTTACATTTACTTGGGAAGACATTGTAAGGTCTGACTTCGTGAGAGACTATATAATGACTAAAGAACATATGGGAATAGCATAATGAACAGAACAAACTTATTTGAACAATTAAAAATTGACGAGGGTGTCAAGTACGAAGTGTACAAAGATCATCTTGGTTATCCGACATTTGGTGTAGGTCACTTAATCTTAAAAGATGATCCCGAATTTGGTTTCGAAGATGGCACTCCTGTCTCAGAAGAACGTGTTATCGAAGCATTCGAACGTGATACCGCAATAGCGGAATCAGAGTGTGTCGCACTGTTCGGCAATGGGTTTATGATGTGGCAATCTGAAGTCCAAGAAATCTTAATTAATATGATGTTCAACTTAGGACGTACTCGATTGAGTAAGTTCAAGAACTTCAGGGAAGCACTTAAAGAAAAGGACTTTGCACGAGCGGCAGTAGAAGGTCGTGATAGTCTATGGTATAGGCAAGTAGGCAATCGTGCCGAGCGTCTGATGGTAAGACTGGAGAACTTAGCGTAATGGCAAAGAAAATTGCAACATCAACATTAATACCAACATTAAAGGGCACGTCTATTGGTCGTCGCCCTAACACATCATCAATGAACAAATCAAAAAAGCGTTCGTTTAAAAAGTATCGCGGTCAAGGATAATAGTAATGGCAAAGTACGGTCGATTTGATCCCCGTAATAAAAAGAAAGAGCAGAAGTCTGGTAAGAAAGTAAGATCACCACAAGATGCTATGAATTTTATTAACTCACTTGATAAGAGGTCTTTCTCAGAGTCTACTACAGATCAACGTGAACAAAAGTAATGCCATTACAAGAGTATGTCGATCCATGGAAAGGACTGTCTTTTCTCTTTACAGATACTAATACTGTAGATTGGAAGGGCACCATTGGTGTCGGTGACATACTCTTCGGTCTTAATGCTGTGCATATGCTTACACATCTAGCACGAAAGTCTGGACGTGATATTCCGTTCACTACGATGAATGTGCATTGGAATCATAGTGAAGACCATCTTCATCACTTCGAAGACCCCGAAACAATCATTGAGCGGACTGATTACATTCATTCGTTCTATCACGATAAAGAATCCGTGAAGATTAATCATATCTTTAACTCCACTGACAACGAGATTGAACGTCTACGTCATAGAGGACTACAGCGTAAGTCTGGTGCTAGAGATGTGTTAGATGGTATCCCGTCATGGATGTTCAGACGAGACTGCTGGCACGATTCGAGTGAAAGCAAGAAAGTTGTATTCTGGAGACCGTTCGTACTTAATGCTGAGATCCCGCGCGGGTGGAAACGTACCTTTCAACCCGAAGACTGGGAAAGAATACTCGACATACTACGCGCAAAGGGATATGAACTTATCGAGTTGTCATATCGCACCCCCGTAAGAGAAGCATTCTATCATATCAACACTTGTCGTTTTGGTATATTCTATGATGGTATGTGGCAGTACATTGCAAAGAATCTATGTAAACCTGTTGTAGCACTAGGCGACAATGGTATCATTCACATACACAATCCACAGGGCGTCAACTTCAAGTTACCTATACCAGATGCTGGAGGTGGTACT